CATGCGGTTCTGATTCTACTTTTAAGTAGACTTCATTCTTCTTTGATATAATCAAATGACTCATAATCCTATACCAACGTAGGATTATTTAGAGCCTTATTTTTTTAGGTAATACGCTTATTGTTATCTTTAGAATCTTGTTTATTGTTCAGATTCTTTATTGCATCATCAACAGATTTCTTTGCTGATGTTCTTTCTGGTTTATCGTATTTTTTAGTTTTTCTTGCTAGAACACTACCCTTATAACTTAAACCAACATCATATTCAGATTTCTTACCTTTACCAAAATCCAATCTACCTGTTAATGCTACACCCTTAGTATAGTCATGCCCGTCACCATATACAGGTTTACTAGTTTTATCTTCACTCATTCCTATTGGTCCTTTTCCCTTTTTAATATTTGACATTCTTTTTTGATTATCTTTTATAAAATTTCTTATACCACGAGAATGTGCTTTACTCTGTTTAATATCTACAGATCTCATATACAAATCTCCTGGATTCCATTTGTGTGGTTCCTGTTTTAATGTACTAGGATCTTTAGTAACAGTAGTTAATTCTGCTTTGGTTTTCCTAAACATAGGAGTTGGTTTCCTACCAGTCTTTTCATAATCAGTTATTTTATCTGCTTGTCCAGATCTTCTTAATGCTTTATTTCCCTTTCCTCTACTACCAGTAATAGCACCCATAGGACTCTTATCACCAGCACCACTTATTTTACGCTTATATTCACCACCTTTAAGATTGCCTTGGAATTGAAGATCCTTTGTTCCAGTACTAACTCTACTACCAGTGCTACTACCTAAAGGTTTTACAGTTGCATTAAATCCACTATTCTTTGGATTAGATACTTGAGATTTGGCTAAAAGATTCTTTGCAGTACTTTGAGTTTGACTACTACCCTTAACAGTTTTCTTTAATAATTTCTTCTCAAATTTAGGTGTAGATAATTTCTTTACTGCAGACTTAAATTTTGGAGCATATTTAACTGCTGCCTTGCGAAGACCTTCAGATCCAAACTTTGCAAGAGCACCAGCAATACTTTCATTAAACTGATAAAAGGTTTTCATATTATTTCTTTTCTGGTTTCCTCATAGGAACCACATTATTTTTTTTATTCTTTATTTTTGCATTTCTCTTTAATATATCTACTTGTTGATCGGGAGTTAAATTTTTCTTACCTTTACGATAAGCACCCATCTCAGTATCAAATTCTTTATTCTTTGCTTTATCCTTTGCCTGACCCTGTTTAACATTAAGTTCAGCATCTACATCATCTTTAGGGTTAGTGTCCCAATCATTTCTTTTTGGTTTACTTGGTGTTCCAAGTAATTTTTTAAGAAGTTCATCTCCACTCTTAGCAGCAAGAACTGCTCCAGCAATTTTCTTACCAACATTTTGTGCTGGTTTTCTAAGAACTGCTACAGATTCTGAATGGAATTTACTAAACGATTTCATTTTAGTTTACCTTTAACTTTATCGTATACTTTTTTTCCTTTTTGAGCGATATTTTTATAAGTTTGAGGGTTAGTAGCAGTACCCCATACTTTATTATATGCTCTACTAAAGGCATTATCTGTTCCATGCCTTATAGCACTTTGAGTAAATGATCCTAATTTTGCTAATTTCTTTGCACCACCAAGTGCTTTAACACCCTGATATGCTTTACCACCAGGAACCATACCAACAGCATCCATTGCTGCTCCTTTTATGTTACCTTTCTTTAAATTTTTATAACCAGAATATGCTGAATTAGCAGCAAAACCTAAACCAATAAGTCCTGATACTACTCCTTCATCAAGTTCATTTATATTTGATCTAAATTCCTGAAAGGTCTTCATGAGACAATAGTATCAAACCATTCTTGACTCATACCTGAAATAATTTTATCTGCTGCTTCTGAGTCTACAGCATACTTCTCTTCAATAAGATGTCCAACAACTTTTTCATAGTTCTCATGGATCTTCTTACTTTCTTTTGGAGTAGGTTTCATCGTTCAATATCAGATCTACTAATATATTTATTTATCCAAACATTCTATCGTTGAATCCCCATCTATTACCAGGTATATTTTCATATCTAATAAAAATTCTATCCGCAGGAATTCCTGTTTTATCTGATATTAATTTACTTAATGGTGCTTGAAATTTAGCACCATCAATTTCTCCAATATTTTTTACTTCAGCATAACAGCATGGATCTGTAGTACCAGAGAAACTCATAGAAACATTTGGTTCAATAGATGCCATCACCCATTGTTCATTCTTTCCAGTTAAGTTTGATACTTCTTTTGATATTGCTTTAAGTAAAGAATCTTTATCTGATAATTCTATTGAAGGTACAACTCTAATTTGTGGCATGATTTTGAATATGATTCAATCTATTTATTACATACCTGCTTGAAATTTATTCCATTCTATTGCGTTCTTAATTTGAAATGTTCTATTGGAAACGTTTTTAATTATTTCCTCTAAGAACTTTAATGTAGTATCATAATACCTTATCTTAAGATCTATCTTCATCATCTTATCATCTGCTTCCATATATCTTTGTATAGCATCCTTTTCTCTTACCTTATATCCAAAAGGTTCCTCTACATATACTTCTGCAGGTGCTTTACCAGTATAATAATTGTGTCTTTCTAATCTTGTTTTATTATATTGCTCTCTTGCTTTTTCACGCATCAAAGTAACGGTATTATAAACAGTATAATACTTTGAGTGTAATTGGGGAATCTTCAAGGATTCATCATGTAGATTATCAGGGTCAATGACAGCATCACGCTCCCACATCTCCTGAATTTTGTCAAGGTTCATTTAATAGATGTCTTCAAGTCGTATATTGTATATTTAAATGCTACTTCAGCAGTAAGATACTGTACATCTGTATTTGTAGCATCAAAATCTAAAGATGTCAATGATACTGGAAATAAGTCTGTAAATTTAACAGTTGCGATTTCTCTATAATTACTGTTTAAAATTCTAAGTGTACCATCACAGAATGCCTCTTTAAGATCTCTTTGATCTGCACTATCTGTTGTTAAAGTTTTAAATTCTTGGGTTGTTTCTGGAAAACCTAATCCAACTAACCAATCATATATTGCCATATAATTTTCCATATTCTCATCAACTAAGAATCTTAATGTAAAATCACCATATGTTAATTTTTCACCAGGTACATCAATATCCTTTAGGTATGTTGGTTGAGTGGCAAGACCTAATGTTAGTTGAGGTATTTTAGCACTATTAGAAAAGAAATCAACTTTAGGGTGCTTTGCAAGATTAAATTTAAATCCTACACCTGATAGGAAATTTCTATTTTCTATTTGTGTGCGGAATGCAGTTGACGAGGGCATTATAGTTTTTTATCTATTTAGATCAACTAACCATCATATTGAATGAGATAGCTATTCTATCTTCATCAGTATTATTTGGTAATACCATATGATCAAGATATGCTGGAAATATGTACATTAAACCTTCTTTAGGATATCTCATTTCCCACTCCTTACTTGAATGATTTCTTAACATCATAAAACTATTTCCATGTACAGAAGAAACTGGATTACGAAAAACAATATTTCCACAATCACCTTCTGGAACTTTTACATAATATACACCTGATAAATCTGTTCTTGTTTTATTATATGAATATAAGTGATTATGTATTTGATTCCAAGATCCATTATTGTTAACCATCGACCAAGAATCAATGTAATCTAATTTTGATATTTGTGGATTGAATGGTAAATTAAATAATATATCTTCTAAATTTTTAAATACATCATCATAAAGTTTAATACCATCTGTTGGATCTCTAAATCCACTATGCCATCCACCAATATTAGATTTTTTAACTCCTTCTTTATCGTCTTCTTTTAATTGATATATTTTTTTAGATAAACTATCATTATCAACATCAAGTTGTATTTCAAATAATGGTGTATGAAATAAAAATTGATTTGATATTTTACTATTATTTGTTTTTATTTCGTATGGAGGTATAAACATAATGCCCTCTTAGTATCCTCTATTATAACACATTTATACAAAAAAAGAGACCCCCGAAGGAGTCTCTCTATTAAAGGAATTATATCCTTTCTTCTTACATGAGGTTAGTAACTTTAACTCTTCTGTAGTAACGGTTTGTGTTACGTGTAAGAGTACCGTTTCCTTGGGTTGCTCCCTGTGAGAATGGGTTCTCAACAAGACCGTATCTTGTCTTAAATCCAATCTTAGGTTGGAATGTATCCTGACCAACCGCACGAACCATCTGTAGAGGCACGTAAGGACAGTAGAATAATCCAGCGTCATAAGGAGATGAACCCTTGTATCCAACAACGTAGTACTGATTAGCAGATACGTTTGCAGAATAAGGATCGATGTACACTTTGTACTTACCTTGAAGAACACCAGCAAATGTATTGCCTGTGTCATCTACATTAAGGTTAGCATTAAGTGCAGGTGTGTAGTCAAGAACACCAGCCATTGTTAGGGCAGAAGCAACATCAGCAGATGTTAGAATCATGTTACCCTTTCCACGACGAGTTCTTTGTGCGATAGCGTTCGCATCTCTCTCGATCTGGAAGATAAGTCCCTTGAACTTCTCAACTGACCATCTACCGTTTGAATCGGTGTCTAAGTCAAATGAACCAGCAGCAGCAACGTTTGACTGAGCACCAGGCTCTGCTACGTTGTAGATAGTTCTGATAACTTCTCTGTTGATTTCCGCAAGGATCTCAGTAGAAAGAATGTTAGCAAGTTCTGCTTCTGCATTCAAACCGTGGATTGCCTTGAGGTCTTGAGCAAGCTCTAGTGAGTACTCAGCTTTCAACGCACGAGATTTCGCAGTAACTGTTACTTTCTCGATGCTGAATGCCATCTGGTTGAACTGATCGCCAGTTCCATCACCTAGATCTTCAGCAGAGTCTGTACGCATACCCTGACCAACGTTGTAGTCAGTAGCATTTGTTTGAGCAGCAGTTGAATTCAACAACCCTGGGTTAGAACCCTGTTGTGCTGTTGTACCCAAACCAACGTTGTTAGCACCAGTAGCGGTGAAACCTGAAGTGTCATCCAATCCATCAGGTTGTCCTGAGAATGCGGTGTCTGCTTCGTTGAATAATGCTTCTGTACCAGACTGAGTCTTGTAGCGAGAACGCATTGCAAAGATTAGTCCAGTAGGACCATTCATTGGTTGAACACCAGCAAGGTCATAAGCGACCAAGTTTGGCATTGCTCTTCTGATTAAAGAAATCAGAACAGGATCGAAACCAGCAACGGGACCAGCAGCAGTAGCGTCAGCAGAGAAACCTGCATTAGCACCACTATTGGTGTTTACGTTAGGAGCTTCTGAAAGGAAACTACGCTCCTCTCTTAATTCTTTTTCTTGGTTCTCAAGCAGGATAGCAGTAGTAGCTCTTCTATGTGCGTCTTTGATTGGATCAAGTCCGTCATAGTCTAGAATTGGAGCCCACTTCTCCTGCAAGTACTCAGAATTGTACATTTGCATTTGAATTTTACCTTTTAAATTTGGTATTTGTAATCATTGTCTAAAAATCAACTTTTAGAACTTCTTGAAAGTGTATCAAGATAAGCGGCCATTGTTGGATTAACTTCCTTAGCGTTAAGGTTAGTTACTTCCTCAGTTAAGACCTCTTCAGATAAGTTTTCAGAAGTACTTTTTGGATTACTAGTTTTCGCAGGGAAATAAGATTCCTTGAGTTGTACTAGTTTCTCCCGATAGTCTGTATCACTTGAAAACTCAACATTTTCAGCGAGGGAAGCAAGTTTGTCTTTCTGAGTGTCGGCAAGACCTTCAGTAACATCAGCGAAAATTACATCTGATGTAGACTCTGCTAATCTCTGATTAAGAGCAACGTTCTTAGAAATTTGCTCATTGAGTTTATCTTCCATTTCATCTAGCTTATCTACCATGCTGTTAAGCACATCATATTTTTCTTCAGGGATAGTTACATAATGTTCTTCAAAAAGACCCTTCATTCCTTCTAGGAATGATTCGGTCATTTCTGTTTTAAGTCCAGCTTCTACTGCGAGTGCATTTTCTTGAATCCACTCATCAGAAACATACTCTAAGTATGAATCTACTCTTTCAGTAAGATCGCCTTTGATCTTATCTAGTTCTTCAACTAGAGCAGTAGCATAAGACTCATTTAATTCTTCTTTGATTTCTACAACCTTAGTTTTGATTGCAGTCTCAAAAATTGTTCTTGCCTTGTTTTGGAAGTCTTCTGAAAGTTCTTCACCTTCTAAAAGTGCCTGAACGTCTGCTTCAACGTCATAGGTCTCTTCTTCTTCAAGTACTTCTTCTTCAGTAGTCTCTTCTTCAGCAACAACTTCAGTTCCTTCTTCTGTTGTTACTTCTTCTTCTGAAACTACTTCTTCTTCTGTAGACTCTTCTTCGGCAACAATTTCCTGACCATCTTCGAGTTCATCAGAAACAGCTTCAGCTTTAGCAGCTTTAGCATTAACTACATCTCTTACTTGAGCAAGAGTATTAGCAGGGTCTTTGAGTTTAGCCGAATCGTCATCGGGCCTATAGTTCTCTGGGGTAGGTCCACCAAGATCTTCTACTGGCACACCACCGATTTCTGATGGTTGAGCAGCAGCTGCACCTTTGGTTACTACGTTTTCTTCGATGTTTTCCATTTAGTGAATTGTTGCCAACGTAAAGTTTACTTGATCCTGTAAGAATCTATACTTATTTATAGATTTCTTAAGCTTAAAGGTTATTTAGAAAATTGTTGAATAGACCCAACTTATGTTCTTCCAACCTTTTTTGTGATACTAATGTATTAATAGCTTTCTTTGTTTTCTCTGCGAGTTGTTCACGGAGAAGTCCTCCATCCCAAACCCACTCTTTTCCTTCCATGATTCCATTTACAAATGCATCAGGTGCGGAAGGATCTGCTACTATATCAGCAGCAGTTGCTAATTGGAAATCTTCTCCAACTATTTTACAACCTGAATGATCTTCTTTAAGTGATCCAACTCCACGAGAAGAAACTCCTAACATAACACCTTCACCAAGTAATGATGAAGCAATTTTACCCATAGGTGTGTCAAGAAGTGTTGCCTTTCCTTTGAAATTATTACCTTCTCGCACTAAAGATGTAATCTTATGTGATACACGATCAAGATTGACAGTAGGACCTTCGGGATGACCCAATTCTCCTAAAGCACGTCCTTTATTAATAAAGTTTTCATTATATCTACCAACTTCACGAGAAAGAGTTTCCACTGGATACATTCTACCATTACGGTTTTTAATACCACCTTGAAGGAAGCATCCTTCTATACAAAGACGTTTTTTACCTTTGTACTTTTCAGTGATAACTTGTACACCAGAAATTTCTTCTGTAATTAGTTTCATTCTTCTTGATCCGTTGGTTCTATTTCACTTGAAACTTCTTGTTCTTCTGGAGCATCCATTTCCTCTGGTTCACCAAAGAAAGAATTTGCTACATGTGGTTTTAAGGTTTCAATCTTCTCCGCAGATTTTGCATATAAAACATCTTTAATCCTATCTGAAACATCAGAAGGAGAAGCGTCAGATGCAATTAAATCTAAAAGATCGTCCATAATTTTACAATAGTATATATTTCTTATTTATAACTCGGCTTTCTTAGTGTCTTTTGAGTACTGTGCATCTACGGATTGTGCCTGTAATTCTAAATCAGGATCTACTGGTTGTTCTCCCATATCTCCCATAGCAGGATCACCCTCTTGAGGTAATGGTTCACCAGTTATTGGATCAAGTGTAGATGGATCTGGAATGATTCCCTTTTGAATTTCATCTTCAATTTGAGTATCAATCTCTACAATTTCACCATCAGTTTGACGCAGAATTCTCTTACGTACATATTCTGTAGAATAATACTTACCAATATAAGGTTCTATTGTAGCAAGCATTCCCAATCTACCTTCCATCAATTCAGACTCTTTTAATTCTGCAAATTGATTATCATATAAGAAGTCATATTGAATATGATCTTCCATTCTTTCCCAATCTTCTGGTGTAATAATATTTTTCAGAATCAATTGTGTTCTGAGCATATCATTAAACATAGCAGCAAAACGCTTCCTTAAACGTCCTACAAACTTAGCAAACTTAAGTTCATCTCTTAAAATTTCAGATGATCTTCCTAAATTAAAACCACCGTCAGCAGCAATCCTAGATTCAGGTACACCCAATGCCCTATAAAGTTTCTTTTGAAAATACTCAATATCAGCAAGTTCTCCTAGGTTTTGGCCACCAGGTAAAGTTGTGATTTCAGTTCCCCGACCACCTTCTCTTCTAGGCAACCAAAAATCTTCCATCATACTCATAAATTTACGATCATCACGAACTTCACCTGTGTTCGCATCATAAACTAACTTATTTCTATAGCGAGACATCACCTCTTTTAGGTATTGTTCTGCTTTTACCTTTGGTAGATTACCTACATCAATATAAAATATTCTTCTTTCAGGTGCTCTTGATAGTCTGTAAATAACAAGAGAATCCTCAATCAT